TCCCGGTTGCTGGAGTTGTTGACATTTCCGCCCTTAGGGTCGTGGCGGACGTACCAATAGCCGGGCTGCTCGCCGCCGGAGGGCGCGTCCTTGTCGTCCCAGATGTCGATCTCGATGTCTGCGACGACGTTGTCCGGGACCGGCATGATCGTCGCCAGTTCCTCGATGTTGATGTACTTGTTGGTCCAGTTGACCTCGGTCGTCTGCTTGACGCCTGTGTCACCGTTCACCCAGTAAGCGACGGGAAGGGCCGAGAGGACCGGGAACCGCGTCTGTGCGCGGGAGACGGGAATCCTGCGGAAGAGCTGCAACGTCGCGGAGTCATCGGTGGCCCGACGAATCATGTCCCGGCTGACTTCCTCCGGGATGAGCGCGCCAGCATCCGTGCGCGAGACTAAGTTGTTGTACGGGATAGGGACCACTCCTCAGGTCGGCAGCCCCTTTACCAAGGGCCGCTACTGGCCGAAACCAGCAAGCTTACGGATCGTTCGGTTCATGTCCGTGGAACGCGGCGTCCCGTTGCCCTGACCACCCTCGAAGTCCGGAACCCGGCCTGTCGGTGCGGGAACCAGCTTCTCGGCTGCCTTCTGGATTGCCTCACTGTTGACCTTGCCGTCGTCTCCGACGAACTTGCGAAGGTCCACGATGCTGAGGATCTCCTCGACATCCTTGGGGTTCAGCTCTGGGTTACGCCTGCCAGCAGCAGCATCGAACGCGGTACGGGCGAGAGCCATGCCATGATCCAAGGCGGCTGCGGCTCTACCGCGCTGCTCTGCCTCAGCGATCATCTTCTCGTCCGGGGTCATCTTCTCGGTACGCACCGATTCGAGCTGTGACTTGAACTCGTTTCGCTGTGTCCGGTACTTGGCGCTCTCCTGACGGAGCTTCTCTACATACGCCTCGTCGTAGACCTTCGGCTCGTGGCCCTCCTGGGACTCCTGCGACTGCTGTTGTTGTTCCTGCCCACCTGGGGCTTCCTGAACGGTCATCAAGACCTCTCTCGGGTATTACACCACATGACGGGCATCATGCAGCGAGGTAACCGTTGCGGATCAGGAGCGAAAGTACCTCGCTCCGGTCACTCGCAAGTCGGTAGATTCCTTCGGGCGTGAGTCTACCGCCGCGTTCGAGCACGTGGCCCGCGACACGGAGTCCCGCGCTCTTTCGTCGGATGTTGACCACCTGGGCAATATCCGCACCCTCGTTGATCGCCTCGATCTCGGCCCCGGTCAGTCCCTTGATCAAGCCACGCTTGAACAGGTCCATCGGGTCATCGATCAGGCCATCGGCCATCTCCTCAGTGACCGGCTGCATGATGCAGTCACAGTTCTCGTGCCGGAGGAACCCGATCGAGTAGGGGTAGAAGCGGCCGGCCAGGACCGAGCAGCGCGCACACGACGGGGGGTTCAGGTAGCGCACGTAGCCGTCGAGCTGCGGACGTGCCGCAATCGAGATCCCCTGAGCAATCCGGCCCGTGTCCGCGATCTGGGTGACGACAGCCTGGTACAAGTCCGTGAGCGACTGGACTGCGGTGATCATGGACTCCATCGGGACACCGGCCGAGGTCCACCCAGCCAGCGCGGAGGCCACCGGGGCAGCAGCGAGCGGAGCCTCGACGCTCTGCTCCTGGAGCATCTCGTCAACCGAGGCGAACGCGCCGACCGCAGCCTCGCGCTGGAGGTAGATGAGCAGGGCCACGAGCACCGAGAAGTTGCGGTTGCCCCACGACCGATCGGCCTGGGCGAGTCCCAGCCGCGTGAGCTCTTGCTGGAACCTGTACTGCCTAACCGCCGACTGGAGGCGAGTTGCCATCAGATGTCCTCGCCTCACGCAGCGCGTTCGCTACGAGCGGGTGAATCTGCTCGCGTACGTCGTCGGCCTCCATCGCCTGAATCGCCGTCTCGGAGTAGCCGACATCGACACGGGCCTGTCGACGGGTCGCGATGCCCACCTGGAGCTTCTTGACAGCGGCGTCGGTGACCTCGCCCTCGGTGCGGAACTCGGGGTTGGAGAAGATCGTCTCCATCCGGTGGTCGTTCACGTTCGAGAGGCCGGCAAGGTCCCGGACCATCCGGGCCGACTCCTCCGCAGCCTCGGCCACGTACTTCATCTGGTGCCGGACGGTAGCAACCAGACCGGCCTCGGAGGCTTTGAGCGTCTCCCCGTTGACGTTGTTCATCTCACCGAGGAGGTACTGGGCCGGTACACGGGAGCGTGAGGCGATGTCCTTGACATCTTCCCGTTTCGCGAACGAGTACGGGTCAAGTGGAGCCGTCTCCCACTGGCCGAACTTCGTCTCCTGGACCTCGGTTGTCACCATCCGGTTGCGGCCGATGTCGATCGTGTTCGGGTTGCCGGCCTCGTCCTCGTCGGGCCACGCAACCGCCCACTTCTGCGGGAACGCGCCGTAGTCCTGGGTCATCAGCCGGTCAGCGACCGTCTTGTTGATCCGGTCCTGGATGTCGGTGAGGTCATACAGCTCGGAGCGGCCTCCGGTACGCATCCGGGGATTGTTCAGGATCGGGACCAGCGGGATCTTGTCCATCTGGCCCGATGCACCCCAGTCCTCGCCCGTCACGACCCGGCGCTCGAAGCGCGGCCTGGTCCCCAGGTTCCGGTCCTCGGCCTGGTACTTGTAGACCCTGATGTCGACGTTGCCGAGCGAGTCCATGACCCGGAGGAACACGGTCGCGTTGAGCAGGTTCGTGTACTCGTCCCGCCAGAGCTTCATGCCGGCCTTGCGGACACGTCGCCGGGTACCGGGCTCATAGGCGACGATCGCGTTGGCCGCACTCTCGGTGCCCCAGTACGGGATCTTGGGGTTGCCCGGATTCGGAGCAACGAAGAAGAACGACTCACCGCAGATGTATGCCTCGGAGATCGCCTGATCCGACTCCACGTCCATGTTGTTGTGCTGGTACAGCTCGAAGGTCTCATCGTCACCCTGGGCCTGGTCACCGAACCGGAAGCCCTCGATGCTGATCCGCTCGGCCTTGGAGTCCACGACCAGGCCCATGTAGTTGGTCCGCGTCATCCCGAGGATGCGCCGGAACTCGTCACGGGCCTGCGGTGCCAGCCACGGGAGCGGGTGATCGCCGGAGTAGTAGTCCTCGTAGAAGTCGCACTCGTCACGACGCGCCATCAACTCGTCGTAGAGACGGTTCACGTACCAGTCCGGGGAGCCGGGGTTCGCCGGAAGCACGCTCACAGCGGGCTCAATAGCCACGGGCCTTACCCTTCACGCGCGTGAGCCCTCCCTTGGGTGCGTCCCAGCCAGCAGCAATCGCATCGGCCCTGGCTTCATAGGCTAGGGCATCTCCGACAACTGAGTCGATCTTACGCGGCGAGTTCGGGTACTCCTTGCGCACCAGCCGCAGCTCACCGCGCTTTCTGACCATCGCGTTGCCGTAGTGCTCGTGCGCCAGTGGGTCGTCGTCGTGGAACACGGAGCCGTTCATCAGGTCGGCGTGCAAGCGGTCCAGCGCGTAGGCCATCGCCGTGTCACGGCGAGTCTCCCACGGGAACACGACATCCTCTCCGAACTCCTCAGCCAGCGCGTCGATGTCGGAGCGCCACTCGTGCGGGTCACAGTAGGCGCGAACCACCTTGTAGCGGCCGAACACCTCCCGGAACGTGGCCAGCACCTCGCGACGTGGCACCTCCCAGCCGATGCCGGCCGCGCCTTCCGGCTTCGGCCACGCGCCGATCCGGAACAGGTAGCCGTCCTCGATCCGGCAGCCACGCAGCACCGTGGTGTCCTCGTTCCACGAGCCGTCGAAGCCGATCGTGATGGGCGTGTCGGGGAGGATCTCACTCGCCTTCGTCTGCCGCTCGTGGACATCCTGCGGAATCCAGGCATCGCGGCTCGGGATCATCCGGTTCAGGTAGTAGCGCGCGGCCTCGGCGTCGTCACGGCAGATCCGGGGGTTCAGCATGTCCGCGTACTTGCGCTCCATGTCCTGCCACTGAGCAGCCTCGCCCCACAGGTCGTAGAGCTGCTTCATGGTGTGATCCCGGTCGTGGATCTTGACCGGACCCTTCGCCTCCTTGTGATCCATCAGCGTCGTCACCGGGAGCTCGCCCTTGCGCCAAGAAGCCAGCGTCTCCTCATACACCGACTGCTCGCCCTGCTTCGGGGCCGTGGAGGTCTGGAGAAGGTGCGGCTCGGACAACTTGCGCTTGCTGCCGAGGTTCCTGGAGATCGTCGCGTACATCGACTTCAGCTCCGAGGTCGTGTAGAGGTGTGTCTCGTCCGCGACCACGAACGTCTCCTTGCCACCGTCCTTGCTCGCGGCACCGCTGGAGCAGGCCCGGATCTCACCGCCCTTGGGGAGATAGAGCGCGGTCGCGGACTGGTAGACACGAGCACCGGAGATGCCACCGTAGATGTCCGGGTGCATGTCCGGACCCCACTCGTGGCAGATAAAGGCCACCACCTCGAACGTGTTTCCGGCCTGCGACTCCTCGGCCGCCAGGCACTTGATCAGCGGACCCCTGACCTCACGTGCAACCGGCTGCCCGTCAGAGTCCCAGCCGTCGAATCGGCAGCGGAGCAAGCCCTCGACCACCGCGAGGTGGCCAGCCACCTCGGACTTGGCCCGTCCCTTCTGCCGGGACAGGATCTCCTCGGTGTAGACACGCCGGCCGGTGACCGGGTCGAGCCGGTACGCCTCGATGATGAAGTCGCGGATCTCCTGGTCGTAGTTGACCGGCTCGCCTTGCACGTCACCGGGGCCGTGACAGAGGAAGGCGTGGATCTGGTCGATGATCTCCGGCGTGCCCGACGTCACGATGGTGATGCGGCTGATCGCCTCATCCTCGGTTATGTCGGCGACGGTCAGGCTCTCGATATTGTAGCCGCGCGCCGTGAACAT